CGCGAGTCCATCCACCCCGTTGCATTCCTAGCTTCTCGGGGTAGAATTGGTGCAGAGGTTCGGGAGACACGTCAGTCGCTGGAAACAGCGACACTGCGGAAGCAGCCGACGTCCCGGGCCTTTTCACGTCTGATATGCGCGCATCATGTGGACATGGACACGAAGGAACGTGACATGCGTCACTGCCACACAGTTGAACAGTTGCTGCCTGAGCTGGCTAAGTGCGTGCCGCTGTGCTTCAACGATCACACACTGACCCATCTGGCGATGAGGAACGGCGCAAAGGGCATGGGCATCGATGCCCTCATTGCCTATGTCAAGAAGAGCAGGGCGCGGGGGGCGTAGCAAAAGTTAGGCTCAACTCTGTCGTCCCGCTGCCTGCATGAGGTTATGCATTTCCGCTAAATTCGAGTCTGGGGTTCCCGTGCCTGCTGGTCGACCGCCCAAACCTACCGCCTTGAAGCTGCTCGAAGGCAACGCCGGCAAGCGACCGCTGCCTAAGAACGAGCCGCACCCGCGCCCCGTCCTGCCCGATGCCCCGCCCTACCTCGGCGAGATCGCTCGCGTCCGCTGGGATGAGCTGTTGCCGGAACTCGACTACAGCGGCGTGCTCACCCGCGTCGACGGCGACGTCTTCGCCTGCTACTGCGAGGCATATGAGTCCGTCGTCGTGCTCAGCGCGTTCATCCGCGAGACGGGCCGCACCTACCAACTCGGCGACAAGGGTGCGGTCGCGCCGTATCCCGAAGTCGCCATGCTCGCTCGCGCCAAAGATGATCTGCGCCGCTTCGGTGCCGAACTCGGAATTGGCGCGGCAAGCAGAACCAAGATCGAGACTAGGAAGCCGAATGCCGGTAAGTCCACGCTCACACTGGTCCGCGAAAAGACTCGCCGACGGTGACGCACGCGCCAAGGGCGTCATCCAGTTCATCGAGCAGTGCTGCGTCCACACGATCGGCAAGTGGGCCGGCCTGCCCTTCGTCCTGGCGCCGTGGCAGCGCGAGTTCGTCTACGAAGTGTTCTCGAATGTCGACAAGCACGGCCTGCGGATCACGCGGCGGGCGTTTCTGCAGATAGCGCGTAAGCAGGGCAAGTCCGAACTCGCGGCGGCGGTCGCGCTCTACCTGCTCTGTGCCGACGGTGAGGAATCACCGCAAGTCTACGGCGCGGCAGAGGACCGCGACCAGGCTTCGATCGTCTTCGACGTGGCGATGCAGATGGCATCGCGTTCCGAGGAACTGCGCAACGTGCTCAAGCCGCTCAAGGGCACGCACCGCATCCTCTGTCCTGAGAACGGCGGCTTCTACCGCACGATCCCCGCCGATGCCGGCGGCGCGTTCGGGTTCAACGCGAGCGGCATCATCTTCGACGAGTTTCACACGCAGAAGAAGCGTGACCTGTACGATGCCCTGTCAACTTCGACCTCGGCCCGCGACCAGCCGCTCATCTTTATGATCACGACGGCCGGCTTCGATAAGACAAACGGGCCATGCTACGAGGTCTACGACTACGCGAAGAAGGTCGCGTCAGGTTACATCAAAGACGACCCGAGCTTCGTCGGTCGCGTCTTCGAGTTGCCACCGGGCACGAGCTTCGAGCAAGTGGCCGAGCGCGACGCGAAGGGCAACTTCGTCCGCGAGGGCGACCTGTGGACGATGGCGAACCCGTCGCTTATCGGGCAGCCGGGCGGCTTCGTCAACCCGGCCGAGATTCGCCGCGCCGTGACCGAGGCCGTGCACCTGCCCCGCGCCCGCAATCACGTGCTCAACCTGCACTTCAATATCTGGACGGACACCGAAGAGACGTGGTTGAACATGCCGCAGTGGGACAAGTGCGGCGGCCTGGTCAATGAGTCCGACTTGAAGGGCCAGCCGTTCTTCGGCGGGCTCGACATCTCGCACACGCAGGACTTCACCGCGTGGGGCAAGTTCTTCCCCGAGGAGCGCGAGGACGGCGAGATCGCCGGGCAGTATTCGCTGCACCTGTGGATACCGGAAGCGTCAATCGTGAAGCACGGCACCTACGCCGATTCAATCGACGAGTGGGCGCGCGCCGGTTACGTCACTATCTGCCCCGGCGAGGTCGTCGACCACCGCGACGTACTGGCGACGATACACCGCGACCTGAAAGACTTCACCTGCACGGAGTTGGCCTACGACAACTTCCACGCCTACCCGATCGTCTCGGAGCTCATCGAGGACTTGGGCGAGCAGATGGTCGACGCCGGGCAGACGTACCGGCACATGAACGCGCCCTGCAAGCTGCTCGAACAGATGCTTGCGCAGAAGCGGTTGAACCACGGCGGGAATCCCGTCCTTCGCTGGATGGCCGCCAATGCCGTCGCCGAGGTCAACCAAGACGACCTGATTCGGCCCTCGCGCAAGAAGAGTGCCGACAAGATCGACGGCCTCGTCGCCCTGCTCATGTGCTTGAACCGGGCGCTGGCCTATCAGGATGAAGGATTCTCTATGTATATCCCCGGCGAGGAGTCAGCATGAAATGAGGTACCTCACGAGAGCGAGCGAAGTGGCCGGTCTAGCCGGCCTTTCTTATGGCTCCTGGCTGTACTCACACCCGCTCGGGTTCATCGTCGGCGGTCTGTGTCTCGTCGCCATCGGCCAAGTCAAGGGCGGCGGTAAATGAGCATCCTGACCCGCGCTGCGGCCCCGTTCCTGAATTGGTTTAGTAGCACAGGTCCGCCACAGCGCAACCCCGGCGACTTCTGGGGCAACGGCGGCGGCTACTCCGATACCGGGATGATCGTCAGTCACGAGAGCGCGATGACCGTCTCGGCCGTCTACGCGGCCGTGTCTCTCATCTCGGAGACGATCGCCAGCCTGCCCGTCAACGTGCTCGCGAACTATGGCGCCAATCGCTTCCCGCGACCGCGCCCGGCCTGGATGACGCAGCCGAACTCGGAGTGGGACTGGCCGACGTACTGCGCCGCAACCGTCGTCTCGCTCTTGCTCGGCGGCGACGCAATCAGCGTCATCGTTCGCGACCGTGCCGGATTGGCGGGGGAACTCTGGCTACTCGACCCGCGCACCGTCACCGTTGACCGCGACCCGCAGACGCGGAACCTGCAGTATTGGTGTGCCGGCGCCAGTCGACCGCTGAATCCCGCCGACGTGTTGCACGTTCGCGGCCTGACCTTGCCCGGCTACTTGCGCGGTGTCTCGCCCGTGGAGTATGCGCGCCAGACAATCGGCCTCGCGCTCGGCGACGAGAAGTTTGCCGCCAAGATGCTCGCCAACGGGGCGACGCCAGCAGTGGTCGTGACGACCCCAAAGAACGTCACCGACCAGCAGGCGGAAGCGTTCGCCGGGCGCATCGACCGTCTGCACGCCGGACTCGACAACGTCGGCAAGACGGCGGTGTTCGGCGGTGGCGCTGAAATCAAGACGCTGACGATGACCAACGAGCAGATGCAGTTCATCGAGGCGCGGCGATTCCAAGTCAATGAGGTTGCGCGATGGTTCCGCGTTCCGCCGCACATGATCGGCGAGGTCTCCGGCTCGACGAGTTGGGGAACCGGCATCGAACAGCAGAACATCATGTTCTTGCAGCACACGTTGACGCCATGGCTGGTGCGCCTCGAGTCGGCGCTTTTGCCGCTCATCTCCGAATGGTCGCGGCTCGGGCCCGTCCGCGACTCCGGCGACTGGTACGCCCGCTTCAACGTCAACGGGCTTTTGCGCGCCGACTCGGCCGGCCGCGCGGCACTGTACGACTCGATGGTGCGCAATGCGGCGTTCTCGCCGAATGACGTGCTCGCCAAAGAAGACATGAACCCGTTCACTGGCGGCGACTCGCACTACTTGCAGGCGGGATATGCGCCGATCGGACCCGACGGCCAGTTGATCCTGCCCGCCGCCGCGACGATACCGACCGGCTGACGTGGCCTGCAAGCGTTGCGGCAAATGCTGCCGCGACTACGCGATAGCGATGTACAAGAACGCAGACTTCGGCCGCTTCCTGGCCTACCACGGGCTCGTCATGCGTGACCGCGCCGATGGCCAGATGGAGGTCTACGGCGAGTCGAAGTGCCGGCAGCTAAAGAGTGACGCCAAGGGTGCATATTCATGCGCCGTTTATGAGACTAGACCGCAGATTTGCCGTGACTGGCTCTGCGAAGACGCCCGCAAGGAGGGCTGATGAGGACAGACCGACAGATTCGCTACGCCGACACGGCATTCGAGATTCGCACCGCTGATGGCGGGGGCAACACCCTCGTCGGTCACGCCGCTGTGTTCAACGTCGAGACGGTCATCGCTGGCATGTTCCGCGAAGAGATCGCACCGCGCGCCTTCCGCAAGTCGATGAAGGAAAACGACATCCGCGCCTTGTTCAACCATGACACGAACGTCGTGCTCGGCCGCAACAAAGCCGGGACCCTGCGCCTCTCCGAAGACGACACCGGCCTCGCCTATGAGATCGACCTGCCAGACACGCAGGCCGCCCGCGACCTGTGGACCTCCATTGACCGGGGCGACATCTCGCAGTCCTCGTTCGCGTTCGACCCGGTCAAGGAACTGCGCACCGAGGCGGACGCCGACGCCGGCGAGACGATGCCCCTGTTCACGGTGAAGGAGGCGCGGCTATTCGACGTTTCGCCCGTCACCTTCCCCGCCTATGAGACAACCGACGTCTCGGCGCGCGTTCTGTTGCGCGTCGCTGACTTGTCCGGTCGCACGATCGACGAAGTAACCGCTGCCTACGAGTCCGGCGATTCCGCTGGCCTCTGGACACCACGCGACGCCACCACTGGCGAGCCGTCAGACGAGCCGCAGGACGGTCCTGCACTCGACGCTGGCACTCCTCAGCCGGAGCAGAAGCGCAATCCGTATCTTCCCCTGATAGGAGTGCAACGATGACAGCAGCTGAAATCCAGCGGCTCTTCGAGGACTACCGCAGCGCACACAACGTTGCGGTTGACCAAGAAGCCGAAGAGGAAACCCGCGACAAGGCGACCAAGGACGCCTGTGACCTGCGTCTCAAGCTCGACGAGGCCATGATCGCGTCCGTCCGTGACATCGAGATCGGCAACGCCCGCTCGGCGATGGACGAGTTCCTTCGTCCCACCGGAACCCCGGCGCCGTCGGTCGACCCGCTCGTGCGCGGCATTCTCGACATGTTCGCCCCGCCCGAGCAGGGTGTCACACCGACCAAGCGCAGCGTCGTTATCCCGCTCAAGCGCGCCAACGAGGAATGGGGCAAGCAGGGTGCGACTCCGTTTGCCACGTACCTCTATGGCAGTGAGTTGATGACCGACGTGCTCTACCATGAGAACGCCGAGTCTGGTGTTCTCGCCAGCGGCGTCACCTACGTCGACACCGACCACGGCCGCACGATCAAATGGCCGCTCCTTGCCACCGATGCCTCTTCCGCGCAAACGGCTGAGCGCACGGCGGCAACGCTCACCTACCCGGTGTTTTCGCAGCCGCAGTTGGATTCATATAGGCAAGACGGGAGAATGACACTGACCGAAGAGTTGGTTCGCGACACGGCCATGAACGTGTGGCCGATCGTGACCGAGGTCGCATCCCGCGCCCTCGCCACGCAGATTGCGTCGCAGCTCGCGACCGGAACCGGAACGACGATGCCCGATGGTCTGCCGATCGTCTGCGCAAGCGGCAAAACGGCTGCTTCCAAGACTACGTTTACCTATCCGGAGCTTCAAGATTTGTACTTGTCGCTGCTCCCCGGTGCCAGGATGCGTGGTAGCTGGATCGCCGGTTCGTCCGCGTTTGGGATCATCATGAAGATGGTCGATGACAATGGTCGTCCGTACATGCAGCCCGCAATCGCGGCCGCGTTGCCGGACACGCTCATGGGCAAGCCCATACGGGAAGATGCGGCCTACCCAGCGTGTACGACAACCCTAAAACCCGTAACTTTTGGGGATGTCTCGGCCTATCGCGTCCGTCGCATCGGCGGCGTCCGCATTGAGCGCGACGACAGCGTGTACTTCACGCAATTCGAGTCCGT